GGTAACAGAAATGTTCTTTTTAGTCCTAACAGAAAACTTGTATGGAAAGATATTGATTTAATGAAAATTCCAGCATTTGATAAATTAGGAATTTCACTTAAGGCTGTATCTGTTTCTCTAAAATGGCACAAGATTCAAGACCTTCCATTACCCTATGATAAGCCTATTAAAAAGGAAGAAATAGAAACAATTATTCAATATAATATTAATGATGTTTTAATTACAAGGGAATTGTATAAAAAATTATATCCACAAATTGAATTAAGGATAAAACTATCAGAATTATTTAACGTGGATTTATTGAATGCAAGTGATAGCAAAATTGGAAATGTTATATTGGAAGATTACTATAAAAAACAAGAGCCAGATTTTAACATCCATAAAAAAACAAACAAGGATGTAAATTTTTTTTGGCTTTCAGAATGTATTAGCGATAAAGTAAAATTCAAAACAGAAAAATTAAATAATCTTTTATTAAAATTAAGAGAAACAATATTAGTAAAAGAAAATAAATACAAATATAAAGAAAAAATAACTTTTGCTGGAATTACTTATGAATTGGGCATAGGTGGATTACATTCAGAAGATAATCCAGCAAAGTTTGTTTCATCTGAAAACTATAAAATCATTGATGCAGATGTTACAAGTTATTATCCTAATATTATATTGAATGAAAAGGTCTATCCTTCTCATCTTTCAGAAACATTTTTAGATATTTTAAGGAAGATGACAGAAGAAAGAGTGAAAGCAAAAAAAGAAAAAGATAAACTAAAAGCAGATGCTTTAAAAATTTCCATTAATTCTATATTTGGAAAAATGGGAAGTGAATTATTTTATCTTTACGACCCAAAAGGATTAATTAAGGTTACTGTAAATGGTCAATTATTTTTACTAATGCTAATTGAAGAATTACATCTGAACGAAATACCAGTTATTTCAGCAAATACCGATGGCATTGTTTCTTATGTTAATAAGGATAAGATAGATGATTATTATCGAATATGTAAAGAATGGGAAAGCAAGACTAAATTATCCCTAGAATTTACGGAATATAAGTTATATGTTAGAACAGATGTCAACAATTATATTACATTAAAGGTAGATGGTGAAGTAAAAGAAAAAGGTAGATTTATGACAGATATTGAAATCAATAAAGCATACAGTTTTCCAGTGGTTTCTGATGCACTATTTTTCTATTACATGAAAGACATTCCTGTAATAGATACTATTAAAAAGGAAAGAGATATACTTAATTTTTGTTTTTCTCAAAAGGCTGGTGATAAATTTGATTTTGTGTATAGAACAGAAGAAGGCAATGACATACCTCTTCAAAAAACAAACAGGTGTTATATCTCTAATGCTGGTGGGAAATTAGTTAAAATAAATAGAGAAAACGGAAATCAAATAGGTGTTTATGTTTCAAATTATGTAAGAATTTTGAACGATTACGACAAAAATATTCCATTTGAGGAATATGATGTAAATTATGACTTTTATGTGGAAGAAGCCGAAAAGTATATTAGGGAAATAAAAGAAATAGAAGATGAAATTGCTATACAGAAAGAGAAATTATTAGAGGAAAAGAATGAAGATGAAGATAATGAATATTCGACAATACCTGAAAATTTAAAAAATTTAAAAATTAAAAATATAGAGTTTGGTAAATCTAAATATTTCTATTCTTATGATAAAAATGAAAGTGTAATATATATGGGATTGGCTGGAATAAAATTTATTACACCACAGGTAGCAAAGGAATTATATAAATTATATACCAAAAAATACAATAGTTTTTTAGATTTATTAATAGATTTATCAGAATTAAAAATCACAAATAAGCAATTAGAAATTTTGATTTATCTTGACTTTTTTAAAACATTTGGAAAAAATGGAAAACTTCATAAAATTTTCAAAGAATTTACAGAAGGAAAATTTAAATATTCTAAAAATCACAAAGAAGAAACTAGAATAAAAAGATATAAAGAATTAATTAATTTTGAAAAATATACAAAAGACACCAGAATACCTATTTTTCAAAATATAATTTTTCAAAAAGAAAATTTAGGAATGGTTTATACATTATTTGAAGAATTAGATAAAAGAATAACTATTGTCGAAAATGTTGATTTAAGATATACTCCACGAATTGATTTATATTCTCTAAATAATGGAAAAAGAATTACTGTAAAAGTTAATAAAAAATTATTTGAATCACAACCATTGGTTAATGGCGATATAATTTTTGCAAAAAACTTTGAAAAAAGAAAGGCTTATGTATATAAAAATAATCAATATATTGAAACAGAGCAAGATGAGTGGTGGCTTTCTAATTATGAAAGAATAGAAAATTCATTTGATAGATATATAGGAGATAATGAATGAAAAGAAGAAAATCCTTTTTTGAAAATAAATATATTGAAAATTACCTTATAAGAATTGAAAGGCAAGATATATTTGTTAATTATACTCATAAGGGCATAATGGAAAGAACTGTCAGGATAGATAATCCGTGTATTTTAACTATTATTATTTCTCCGAACTGATAAGGAAGGATAAAATGAAAACTTATAAACTTGTTCAAAAAGTACTAAATTCAGAAAATAATACTATTCAATATAGAATTATTATGACTAATCTAACATGGGAAGAAGCAAAAAAAGCAAGGAAAGAAGTCAAAAATAGTATAATCGTTCAAGAAAATAGTAATAATTATAATATTCACATGAAAGTAACAAGGCTTGGAGAATAATATGACCATAAAACTTGTATTACTTATATCTGGAAAAGCAGGGGTTGGAAAAGATTTTATATCTGATAAAATTATTGAATATTCCAAAAATGTTAATCCAGAAATAAAAATACTAAAAATTGCTTATGCAGACTTATTAAAATTCTATCTTTTAAAATATTTTAATTGGGATGGTCAAAAGAATTTAGAAGGGAGAAAATTACTTCAACACATTGGTACAGATGTTATTAGAAAAAAATATAAAAATTATTGGGTAAAGCATGTTTATAGAACTATAAAAGCCCTCGATAATTTTTTTGATATGGCAATTGTAACAGATTGCAGATTTTATAATGAAATTAATTTCTGGAAAGATAAAAATATTCCAATTATTACTTTAAGAATAGATGGTCAAAGTACTTTACTGGATTCTGAATTAAAATCTCATTCTTCTGAAACAGAACTAGATAATTATAATTTTGATATTTATTATTATAATCATAAAAATAATAATTTGATATTGAAAGAATTTTTGTACGATTTATATTTTAATTATATTAGTAAATTCTTATTAACAAAAAATTAACATAAAATAACTTGACAAAGTTTTAAATAATATTATAATTAAAAATTATCCTCGAAAGGATTTAAAATGGAAAATATTATTGGTAATAAAAATCAATTTACGAGTAATCCAGAAGGAAAAAGAGTTACACTTATTTTGATTTATGAAAATCATCGTGAATCTTATAGTTTACCCCCATTTATAGCAAGAATGATTTTAGAAATGAATAGCAATTTAGACCCAAGACCAATCAGGGCAAAAATTATTTGGGACAATCTTTTAGATAATTGGCATTAAAAAATTAATAAAAAAATATTCTCAATTCAGAATGTTGAATTGAGTTTTATATATCATTTTGGAGAGGAGAAATAATATGAGTTTTAGTGATAGTATTATGGAATTGAGATACTCGTGGAAAAAGGCGGATGGTACGCTGGAAACATGGAATGATATTGTTGCGAGAGTAGTGGATAATGTTTTCTCTGTGGTTGATTTCTCAAACAAAAAAGAAACAACAGATGAATTAAAAAGAATTATGAGGGAAAGAAAGTTTATTGCTGGTGGAAGATTTTTAGCACAGGCTGGTAGAGAATATCATCAGGTAAATAATTGTTTCCTTTTGCGTGCAGAGGATACCAGAGAAGGATGGGGGGATTTATTGAGAAAAACGACTCTTGCCTTAATGAGTGGTGGTGGCATAGGTATTGATTATAGTCAATTAAGACCAGAAGGAAGTCCTTTAAAAAGGAGTGGGGGACATTCGGCGGGAGCATTACCTCTTATGAAAGCGGTAAATGAAGTTGGTAGGGGGGTGATGGCTGGTGGAAAAAGGCGTTGCTTACCAAAGGGTACACTTGTAGATACTGAATTAGGACTAATACCCATTGAAGAAGTTGAAATTGGTACAAAAGTAAAAACAGTAGCGGGTTATAAGAGAGTTACTGGAAAATTGAATCAAGGCATTCAAAAAACTATCAATATAAATACTGAAATGGGTTTTTTAGAATGTACTCCAAACCATAGGGTAGCAGTTTTTAATGCTATTGACAAATATATTTTCAAAAGAGCAGATGAATTAAAAGAAAAAGATAAATTGGTTTTCTTTCAAAATATTTCAGAATTTAAAGAAAACGAAATTAAAATTATCATTAAGGGTAGAAATATAAAGATAGATAATGATATGGCATGGCTTTTGGGATATTTTTTTGAAAATGGAAAATATTTCAATGCAAACAAAAATAATAAAGAAAAAATTGTAATATCATATTCAAATAATTTTCCCGATATAAAAGAAAGTATAATTAATATAATTGATAAATTTAAAGCAAATTATACAATAAATAATTATGAAGATTATTCAGATATAGAAATTTACTCCTCAATTTTAGTAGAATTTTTAAGTCAATTTAAGCAAGGGGAAAATATAATTATTCCAGAATTTATATTAAGAGGAAGCATTTCCATTCGTTCAAATTTTGTTGCGGGGATTTTTGATGCTGTTGGTCATTTTTTCATACCTATCCTTTTAGCAAGGGCTAATGAAATAAACTTTATTCTTCAAGTCCAAAATATTCTTTCTTCATTGGGTATATCTACTGTATTAAAAAGTAGAAAAACAAACAGGGGTTTAGAAGATGTATATGAAATCAAAATAAATAATCAAAAGCAATTATTAAAAGCAGAAAAACTCATATTTAAAAATTCTTTAAAATATAGACGCCCTCGTTTAAAAATGAAATCTTTCTATACTTTTCCATTTAGTCTTATAGAAAAATCAAACATACCAAAAATTTATTTTAAAAATAAAAATTTTGAATATAGTACAGAATATATAGAAAAGATACAAAAAAGAGAATTAGAAATTTTACCTGTCTCCGTTTTATCTATTGAAGAAGGAAGAAATGCAGAAACATGGGATTTAGAAGTAGAGGGGGAAGAATTTATTACAAACGGTTTTGTTGTCCATAATTCGGCAATATGGGCTGGTTTAGCATGGAATCATGGTGATATAGAAAACTTTATTACAATGAAAAACTGGATTCCAGAAGTAAGAAAACTAAAAGAAAAAGATTTTGATTTCCCTGCTACAATGGATATGACTAATATATCCGTCATTTTAGATAAAGAATTTTTTAATGCGTATGAAAACGAAAATCATCCCCTTCATCAGAAAGCCCAAAATGTATACTGGAAAGTTATAGAGAGGATGACTAAAACTGGTGAACCAGCATTTAGTGTTGATTATGAAAATAAGAACGAATCATTAAGGAATGCCTGTACAGAAATTGTATCAGAGGATGATTCTGATGTATGCTGTCTGGGTAGTATCAACATGGGAAGAATTGAAAGTTTGGAAGAAATGAAACTGGTAACAGAACTTGCACAATTATTTCTGATTGTTGGTACAGAATACAGTGATGTCCCTTATGAAAAAGTTAAAGAAGTCAAAGAAAAAAATAGAAGGACAGGACTTGGCTTAATGGGATTACACGAATGGCTTATCAAACACGGTTACAGATATGAAGAAAACGATGAACTTGCACAATATCTTCAGGTTTGGAAAGATGTTTCTGATGAAAGTGCTAAAAAATGGGCAGATATTCTTAACTTTGCTACACCTATAAAAAAGCGTGCAATTGCCCCAAACGGTACAATTAGTATTGTTGGTGGACAAACTACGGGTGGAATAGAACCGATTTTTTCTCTTGCTTACCAGAGAAGATACCTTACTCCTGATGGATGGAAAAAACAATATGTAGCAGATTTCGTGGCAGAAAGACTTTATAGAGAGGGTTATAACATTGATAAAATAGAAGATTCTTATGATTTATCAGTTGATGTTGAAAGAAGAATAAGATTTCAAGCATTTGTGCAGAGATATGTAGATAATGCAATTTCTTCAACAATTAACTTACCTGCTTATGGACTTTTTGGAAACGATGATTTTCGTAAATTTGGGGAAATATTATATAAATATCTTCCCAATTTAAGAGGAATTACTACATATCCAGACGGGGCTAGGGGTGGACAACCCTTAACCCAAGTAGATTTCAAATTTGCCCTTTCTAGACAGGGTGTAGTATTTGAAGGCAATGAAGAATGTGTAGAAGGTGTTTGTGGACTTTAAGATATAATAAGGAAGGAATATTATGATAAAAATAAAAATAAAGTATTTTAAAAAAGATACAAATAAATTGGAGAAAATAGATAAAGGTGATTGGATTGATTTATTTGTTTCGGAAGATATTGAGATGAATGCTGGTGAATTTCTATTGATACCACTTGGTGTAGCAATGGAATTACCAGAAGGATATGAAGCCCATGTAGCACCTAGAAGTAGTACATTTAAAAAATATGGATTAATTCAAGTTAATAGTATTGGCATTATTGATGAATCCTACAAGGGAGATGATGACCAATGGTACTTTCCCGTCCTCGCTACACGAGATGTCAGCATTCCAAAAAATAGCCGTATTTGTCAATTTAGAATTATTGAAAAACAACCAGAAGTAGAATTTCAAGAAGTAGAATTTTTACAAAATAAAAATAGGGGTGGTTTCGGAAGTACTGGAATTTAGTATAAAAAAAGTCAAGAGTAAACCTCTTGACTTTTTTTATAATATGGTTATAATATATATATAAGTCATCTTATACTCGAAAGGAGTAAATAACATGAGTAATAAGAAGTGTATGTGGAAAACAAAAGAAGATACAGATTATTTTTATATTTACTATGATACTTCTTGTGGTAAAAAAGTAGAAGAAGATGATATTTTATGTGACTTAGATGAATTTAAATATTGTCCGTTTTGTGGAAAACCTCTTGAAATATTACCAAAAGGAAATTGAGATGTTTGAAATAGATTATGATTATTTTGAAGATTCTTTTGATAATGAATATTCTGATAAATCAAAAAAATTTTTAGATTCACTCGATATTGAAAATAAAAATGGTTATTTTGATTTGAAGGTAAATTTACCAGATGGGGAAACAAATATTTATAAATTGAGATTAATTGTAAATGCTAATTATCTTCTAATGTATAAATGTCCCCACTGCGGATATGTAATAAGTTATTATATGTATGATGTTATTTCTAAATATTCGGAAGATAACAGGAGAAAATTAGAAACTTCATGCAAATATATATTTGAGAAAATTGTTCAGCATCAAGAAAAATGTTTTCCTCTTTTAGATAATAAAAAAGCAATACAGGTTTTATTAAAAAATGACCAGAGTGATGTAGCAAAAGCAATTGCTGTATTGGTAAAAGTAATAATGGAAAAAAAATAAAAAAATAGTAAAAAAAATAGGGTAGACTTTTTATAAATCTACCCTATTTTTAAATTAATTTAATTTATCAAAGAATAAAGAATTATCATATATAAGTGCTGACCAGAGATTATCATCCCCCTTTATCCAAACCCTTTTTTCGTTTTCAATATATATATCTACAAGTTTTATGATTTCATTTATTTGTCGTGTTTTTACAATTTTTCCATAAGGAATTTCTCTTGCATAAACAGGTTTTAAAACCTTGAGAGATATATTTGTTTGAATACTTTGCTCTGGTGTTTCAATTGAACTACCAGAAGTTTGTTCTTGATTTTCTTCTGGTTTTTGAATAGTTATTCCAGCGTATTTATATAAATCTTCTAATGAGCCATTAAAGTAATTTCCATCTAATTGCTTACTTTCAGCACCAAATTTTATACCGTCAAGCCTGTCAGTAAATTGCCAAAAAGTCCATGTTTTCCATTTTGTAAGATTTTTGATATTTCTTTCCATAATTTCTTGACTTGTATAAGAAGCAATCCACAAATCTGTTTCGTATAATGGACTATTTGATGGAGCATATTTACTCCAAAAATAAGCACCAGTATAAATGATTAATTTTTTATCAGTTAAAGATTTAAATTCTCTATAAAATTCAACTGCAAAATTGTGTGCATTACTGGGTACAGTACCCCAATATTCAAAATCAAGAACTGCTGGTAATTCCCCCGAATCTTCTTTTAGTAATGACCAGAAAAATTTTGCCTGTGTTTTAGGGCTTCTATCCCATGTCAGAAAATGATATGCACCCCTCAAAAGCCCTGCTCTTTTTGCACTATCCCAATTATAAATAAAATCCCTATCCATAAAATCTCTTTGGGAAGCCTTGATAAAAGCAAATCTCACACCTTCTTCATAACTTTTATTAAAATTCATTTTTTGTGGTGTACTTATATTGTCTTGCCAAAGAGATACATCTATACCTAATACATAACTCATTATATTCACTCCTTATCATCCTAAACCATATACCGATATTGATGTGCCATTTGCAAAAGTACCAGAACTGTTAGTACCCATTCTTATTCTAGTAACAGCACTTGTGTTATTCCATGTACCAGAACTAATGTGCATCATTAAAGAATTTCTTGCATAGAAAGTTGTCATACCGATTGCAGTCTTATAAGAATTAGTATCCCTATAATTGGGAATATAAATCATAAAAGGAACGGGATATTCATCGGCATAAAGACTTGAACTCATCATTGCAGTATCTATAGCACCAAAATTATTATAAACTAGAAACCAATTAGTGGAAGGATACCATCTTAACCAGTCAACGCTAATATAATTTGCACTGTTATTATCTAAATTAAATTCAGTGGTTATACTTACTGCTGACGCCTGCCTATTTATTGACTTTGCACTACCTATAATTAATAAATTATTGTATGTTTGGGGTACATTAAAATCAAAAATTCCAGAACCACTAAAAGTAGTAATTGTGCTGAATCTATTTCTTATAGTATTCATGCTACCAGAAATAGAACTAGCATTGTTGTAATATCCATTAAGTGTATTATTAATGGAAGATATAGAACCAGAAATGGCACTTTGTAAATTTGAAATTGAACCACTAACCCAATTAGACCATGTATCTATTTTAGTCATATTACTATTACTAGAACCAGCAATATCACTTACAAATGTAGAAAATAACTGATTGGAATCAGCAATTAAATCATATAACTTTAATCCGAGTCTTGGTGTATTTGTGGGCATATCTCACCTCATTTCAATCCATAAAAACTTATTCTGCTATTATTAATAAATCCGATTCTTTGAGAACCATAACCCAATCCAAACATTCTAATCCTAGTAATAGGACTATTGTTTCGCCATGTACCACCCTGAATACTAACTCTATAGGTAGATGGTGTAAAGAAGAAATTAAACCCAAAACCACTTTTAGGTGTATTAGACCTGTAATTAGGTACTATTGCAAAGATGGGGGTATAATTATCGGTATTGTATTGATTACCTGCTACACTTCCAACCAAAACCTCACCCCTTGTATAGGGTGTAAAAAATGTTACTAATTGTCTTTGAAATTGGACTGAAACATAGTTTTGAACACTTGCATCACCATTAAAATCAAGACCAACATCTACATTTGTATTTTCAAGACTCGATACACCTGCACCGCATTTAGCCATTCCCAAAATCAACAAATGATTATATGTTTGGGGTACTTGAAAATCAATTGTCTGACAACCGCTTGCTACAAAATCATACAGTAATGAAATATCTAAATTTAATGAAGCCAAAGCACTTGCTTGATTTAAGATAGAAGCGGATAAAACATTTATAGAATTATTAATTGTATTTAAAGAACCCGTTATATTGTTTGCTAAATTCTGTATAGAACCCGTAATGCTTTGACTCCATTGACTAATTTTCACAGTATTTCCACTTAAAGAACCAGTTATATCATTTATTAATGTAGAAAAATTTAGAGATGAATCGGAAGTTAAATTATATACTTTTAATCCTAAATTAGGTGTATTTGTAGGCATGATTCACCTCACTTGATTCCATATAAAGTTAATTTTGAATTTTCACTAAATGTAACTGTTGTATTCGTATTCCTAATATAATTAGTAAAAGTCAAACGGTTTATAGCCGTTGTACTCATCCAAGTACCACCACACAAAACAATCCTAAATTCTGGTGGATTAAGCGGAGAAGCACTTGTTTGGTATGTTATACCACCAGTAAAACTCATAACGGGTCTACCACTTAAAGTAATTGTGTCCCTGTAATTGGGAATAAAAATAAAGACGGGAAAACCATTTCTTCTTACATTTGCTTGAATATCCATAGCATAAGGTATATCTCCAACGGTCATCCTGTCAGTATAACTACCAGAAAGATTTTCAATATAAAATGGAGATACAGTACTGTATGCCATATCATATCTTGCACTATAATAATTACTACCACTTGTAACACCATTCATGGCTACTTTCATATCTACAGGTGAAGCAGATGTATTTTGCTTTCCCACCAGCCCAACAACAAATAAATGTTTATAAGTATTAGGAATACTCTGAAAATCATAGTTAGTTACTGAACCAGATTGAGTAGCAATCGGGACAAACCTATCCATCATAAGGTTAACCATGCTACCATTAACAGAAATAGAACCACCAATGCTATTTAATAAACTATTAAATGTATTTTTATAAGTATTAAAATAAGAAAGAATATCCGCTAATCCTAGAAAGACATTGAAATCAAAATTATCAATATCTAGCATGGCACTTGTTAAAGTACCTGCCAATAAATCACGATAACTTGAGAAACTTATATCTCCATCACGATTTATATCATAATTAAATAAATTTAAATTATATAATTGTTGAGTAAATTGAAGAGGGTTAATCGTTGTCATGGTTGCGTATCCTTAAATACTACAAGAAAAGAAGAAGCATTGATATATGGATTTAAATCACTACCGCTAATTGCTGGTGGTAAACTTCCAGAATAAACATATAAAGAAGATAAGGTTTGATTATATAAGGTTGACATTAGTAAAGGGTCATAAAAAATAATACTTCCTGTTCTAATAATTGGTACATTATTATAAATATATATATTTTTTTCTACTACTAAACTATTCATATTATATTCCTTTTACAATTGTAATAATTCCCTGTGCTGGAATAACGACAACATTATTCGGAAAAACAATTTTAGGTTGATGAGTATATTTTCCAGATAAATTCTTTGTATCTGTATTTGATAAATAAACTTCAAAAGTATTTGTATTTACAATGCTTCCAGTTTTTGTTATCAAAGGAAAATCTGTACCATAAGGAGATAATCCCCAATAACAAGTAGCACTAGATAAGTTGATAGGATTATTATTAGAATCCAAACATATAAATTTAAGTGTATAGGTTGTACCACCTATAAAAAATATTTCTTTTAAACTATTAACTGTTTCAAAAGTTATATATCCCATTTTAAACTCCATTACGAAAGATTTACAAATTCAAGCAAAATTTTATCCTCTGCATCTAATGTATCATAAAAATTAATTACATTCGGTGAAACTTGCTCATAGGTAAAATTAGGTACTTGTGTAATTCCATTGATATAAACCCTCAATGAACCCATTAACATAGAAGAACCAGATAGAACATATTGATTTCCAGTAAAACCACTTATATCTAACAGGGTTGTAATGCTTTGACCTTGCTGAATACCAGCACCCCCGATAAAAATACCGTTTCTAAAAAATAGATAACCACCACCTACCAAAACTAAATCTAAATCTCTACCAACCTGACTACCAGCGTATATAATTGGATTTCTTAAGGTTAAACCCGTATTATCTAGGTAAAAATTCTCTTCACCTGTATTTGTATTTATATTTCTAATAATCAATTTGTCAGAAGCGGTTATTCTCCCTGCTAAATTATTAGCAATCAAACCATAGTCTATTTTACTTCCAGTTGTTACTACCCTACCAATAACCATCGGTTTTGTGTCAAACCAATCTCCCCACTTTTCAGAATTAAAAGAAATATTTGAATCGTTTTTTATACTCTGACCTAAAAAGTCAGTTAAAACAAAACTAGAATTATCTATTCTTTGTTTGTTACTAATAATTAATTCAAAATCATCAGGGTTTTCATAACTAAAAGAATACTCTAATAATGTAGCATCAATAAAATATCCCTCACCACTATCTATTGTTAGTTGTCCACCCAATTCTAATTGGTCAATAAAAGATTGATATTCTTTTAATGCTAAAAAGTTGACCGCATTTATTGTAATTTCATATCTAGGTACAGATAATTTAGCAAGCATCTTTACTGAATCATTATACAATTCTTTCCCTTGCTGTTCTATCTCTTGTGGTGTCATTATATCTGTTACAATAATGTTTTCGTTTTTATAAGTATTTTCAAAGATAAAATTACTTAATTCTAAACGATATGCACTTGGGAAATTAATAGGATTATCAATAGATAAATCATTATTTATTGTAACAATAATACTTAATAAATTATTAATTTCACCCTCTTTTACTGCTATAAGATTATTTTGATTATTAATTGTATTTGTTATAGATAGAATCTGTGCATCAACATCAGTGGTGTCTAATCCCTGCTGTAATCTAACTGCCCTTACTTGCTCTAACGCTGTTTTGTTTGCAAGATATTCTTCTAATTCTGCCTTCAATACGAGTAATTCATTTTGCTTTATATTTAAATTAGTTACATGAACACTATATACAGGAATATAAGAATTTACTTTTGCTTCCCAAGCATCTATTAAAGAAATTAAATTGGGACTCATCCAATTTGTATTCTTATAATATGTAAAATTATAAATTGCATTTGTACCCAAAGGATTAACACCACGAATATCTAAATCACCCCCACCGTAACAATACATACAAGTTGTAATTTCCTCGCTAACTTGAACAGATGATTTACTCTTAATGAGATTTTCAAAAGATAAAAATATATCTGTTTCTGTAATCTGTTTTTGAGAAGAAATTGCCGATATTTTCTTATTCATTATATCAAAATAAAATATACAATCATAAGCACGGGAAGCATCGGTAGTTATAAAATTATAATAATTATTATCAGAAATATCAAAACTTCTGTATATATTATACAAATCTTCATCTACCACTCCGACCCCCCAAGCGGGATTATCACGCAGTATCTTTCCCACTATGGTATCAGAATCACTAGGATTCTCTGGATTAAACAGTCTAAATGTTCCACTCAATAAAATTATCTTTTTATTAATCAATTCTGTTTCATAACTGTAACAAGTAACACTTTTAATTGGGACACTTCCATCAAATTCATCTTCTACTTCTACGATAATAAAATATCCCAAGTTTTCTATTTTTACCAATCTTTTACTCTCAACATAATCGAATGCTTCTATATATTGATTATCTATAAATTTTGGTATTTTAAAACTAAATTCACTTTGGGCATTCCATCTCAAAGATAATTTAGTATCATAAATCATATTAATAGAATATAATTCATCTTGATTAGGATTACATAAAGTGAAAGAAGGTCTTTCTTGATAATTGAAATAATCAAATTGAAAAACTCCCATAATTAACCACCTAATCTTCTAGCAAACTGATAACTCATGGATATAGAAGTAATGTTTCCCTGAAAAATCAAACGATTTCCCATCGGAATAAGTCTTAAAAAGTTTTTATTGAAATTTTTTAATCTTTTAAAACCACTGTTTGAAGTAATAATTCCTAACTCATTATCAACAATAATGTTTTCATAAGGATTTAAATCTGTAAACTGAAAGATACGATTATTGTCTGAAACATTTATAATTCTCGCTAAACCATTTGTAACACCATTCATATTGATTGTTATTTGAGGATATAAGTATCCCTGATAATGAGAATCATTATAAAAATCAGTAGTAGAATCTACATAAGAACCAGAAAAAGTATATAAAATAGTTTGAGGATAAGTCCAAGCAAATTGACTATCGCAAATAGCAGTGGCACTAAAACCGTACAATAAATTACCCGCTTTTAGTATTGTGGGGTTAGTAAAAATACAATTAAAATAAATGCTGGACATATCTCCCTGTGTTATAACTAACTTTCGATATACATTACTTCCAAATAACCAGTTTTGAATACCACTTGCGTCCTCTGCTGATATTTCATTTTTAGAAAAAAAAGAAACATCAAAACTTAATTTTGAATCAAAAGTTACACCATAAAAATAAGGTTTTGGCTTTCTGTAAATATAACTCTCTAATATGCTCACATTCCCACTGCCATTTCCTGAAATCATACCAGTATTTGTAGAAGCAATTTCTAATCCATATAATTCGGAAGGTTGTCCACCATAAGTAAAACTTCTTGAATAAAATCCCATATTAACCTCCATATATTAAGGAAGAATGTATCCTATAAAGGATACATTCTTCCATTTCTAATATATCCCCTTTGAGATAATGTTTTTGTAATTTGACTGACAATTTCATTAGAAAATCGCTTCAAATCTCCAATTACATTTTTATCAACATTACCCTCAACATTGATTAGTTTATCTACCTGAATAGTAGGCATATTACTGACATTATTTGTATATTGAGATGTATAAACTTTTCCAATAATACGCTTCATGTCTAATTCGTTGAGTACCATTTCACCCTTAATAAGTTTTGCTAAAACTTCTCCACTGGGGGTAGTTACTCCACCTACCTGACCTGATAAAACCCCCGAATGATGAAATTCGGGTACTCCACCAATGGCATAATCTTTACCATAAATGGCTTTCAGGAGATTTCCATATTTTTGCAATGCTTTATACGCTTCATTCCAAGCATTTGTTACATCTTGGTCAATTCCAGTACCGTATAATTTATTCCAATTTAATAATTCCTGATATAGAGAAGGTGCTTTTTCGGCAACCCTTCTCAATGCTTCTTGTGCTACTAAACCAGATTTATTCAAAAATTCATCAATTGCATCCATCTTTTCTTTCCAGAGATTTTTTTCACTTTCAGCACTTTCTATCTGTGAATTTATTCGTTCTTCATATAATTGATATTCTCTATCAAGTGCTTCTTTTTGAAGTTTATAACTTCTATCTCTCTGGGCTTTCTCTAAATCTTTCTGTGCCTTATCTAAATCTTCTAGTAGTTTTAATTTCTTTGCTTTGGCTTCTTCACTATTATCTAAATCAAGTAAGGTAATTTCATTTTGTATCTTGGAAATATCTTTATTTTTCTCTTGGATTCTTTCCTGATACTCTAATTCTTCCTTTTGAGTATCGAGCATTTCTTTTCTTTGACTAACTATTTCTTTATAAGTAGATAACTGGTCTTTTAAGCCTTTTATTCTATCATCAATAGTTTTTATTTCCTGCTGATATAATTCTTTTTCTTCTTTTTTTTGTTGTCTGATTAATTGAATAACATCATTATAAAGGTCTTTTGCTGAATAAGTTTCCTCTTTTTTAGCACCACCACCACCACCAGAACTAAAACCTTTAGGATAGTAACCACCTATTGGTTTTGGTGGTGAGGGCTTTGGAAGGGGTTTGCTCTGCATCGCATAGGGGGAAGCACCTAAATCTCCCATCATACCGCCTTCTCTCCCCGACCTTCCAGAAACTTCATTGTATTCAATATTAAAGCGAATATAATAATCACCAGCCACAGAAGCAACCCAAGCACTCAAATTCTCTAACTCTCGTTTTGCCAATTGGATATTTCCATTTGCAAATTCACCCAAAGCATAGTTTATTTTAGTTAATGCCTGCAAGGTGGCTACATCTACTAACCCCCATGCACTTGCAAGTTGATATGCCATCTGATAAGCGGCGGTTTGCATTTCGCCAGTTAATTCCATCTGACCTATCCTCTGTAGCATCATATTAAATAAAATTTGCTTTGTAGCAATATCATATTGCCTTGCGTTTTCCTGTATAGCCCAATTTGTTTCTTCTAATTGATAAGTTAAATTTTGAACTTCCCTTTGTTGTTCTAGTGTACTTGGGAAAGTCATAGCCTCTGCTATTCTAGCCCTTAATTCCTCTGCTTTGGCTTGTAACTCTGCTTGCTGGTCTGAATAACTTTGAATTACTTCCCCTAATCTCCCTGCAATAATTTCTTGCAAATCAGAAAACTCATTCTTTAATCCATAAACAGATTCAGCAGTTTCATCTACTAAATCTATCATACCATTAGCCCCTGCTACATCCATTTCATTGATTGCTTTTTGAATATTTAACATTTGTTCATATTCAATCACAAGATTTTCAGAAGCCACTATCTTTTCAGCCAAAGCATCTCTTTGCGCTCTAATAATACCAAATTCATCTTTACCTTTAATAATTAACTCATCATAATAAGCAAGTTGCTCTTTTGCACCCTCAAAAACAGTAGATATATCTCCATAGGTTGTAGTACCCAATGTTCTTTTCTGCTCCAAAAATGCTTTTGCTTCTTCATAAGCAAATTTATTTTTCATAATAAACTGCTCTGCTTGAACTTCTTGCTGTTTTTTAATCCATTCAACATTTTTAGCAATGGCATCTGTATTATTGTTAATTGCATCGGAATATATATCTATACCGTTTTTTAAAGCACCATACTTTGTATTTAAAATAGTCTGAATATCTAAAAGTCTGGTAATTGTATAAATATTTTTATCTTTTTTATTTGCTAAATATTCATACTCATCAGCAAGATTCTTTAATTCGTTTTGATTTTCATCAAATACTGCTTTTGATTTCTCAAATGCCTGATAAGTATCCACAACACTCTTGTTTAATTCTTTAAATGCCATTACTGCACCAATAATGGCAATCCCAACCAGTCCACCAGTAATAGCAGTACTTAAAGCCGTAGCAGTGGCAGTAGCAACTCCCATAGAAACAACTAGGGCATCTATGGCAGAAGTTAATATTGGAATAGTAACAATCATTTTACTACCAATTACTGCCGACAAAGCCACAAAAGCAATATTTAAAACTCCAACATTTTCGACAATTCCCAGAATAACAGAACCTATATCGAGTAAATTTTTTGTAAAATCACTACTGATAAAACTTGACATCAAACTTTCCCAAGATGCTCTAAATTTATTGGCTTTTGCTTCTATACTATCCATATAGATACCATATCTTTCCATAGCCAATCCTGCACTGTCAAGCATGGTTTCTTGAAAGCCTAATGCCATATTATAATTTTGCAAAAGGGACAATAATGTATTCTGCTGTCTAACACCAGCCATAGCCTTTAATATGCTTGCTCTTTGAACTTCACCTATTTTATCCCATTTTTTACCTAATTCATCAAGTACTTCACCAAAAGGTCTAAATGATGTTCTATCGGCATTCATAATCTCTATTCCAACGGATTTCAGGGCTTTTTCAACATTATTAATACCCATTCCAAATTCATCTAAACCACCTTTTTGAATGTCCTGATACCTAGCGAAAATGGTTTTGAATGCTTCACCAACTGTTTCGGCACTTCTTCTGGTAACCGATGATACCGTAGCAATATAAGAAACCAATTCATCAAATTCTACTTTTGCCTGCCTAGCACTGCTGGATGAACGCTGTAATGCAAGGGCTAATTCAGATACACTCGTAGCACTTTCATTATCTACTGCTACCATTTTATCTATTGAAACAGTAACTTCTTTTACGGACATTCCAAAACCATTCATAATAGAAGTAAGATATTCGGTAGCCTCTGCTGAACTCATGTTAGCCAACTTGGACATTACCATTGAATTTTGAATAAGTGCAGTGGTATCTTCTACGGATTTACCTTGTCTTTGCCATTCCAAAGCCCCCTGTGCAACCTCTAATGTGGTTGCACCCAATTGCTTTGCCAATCTATTATAACCCTCACCTAAAGCATTAACTTTTTGCTCGGAAAAACCAGTAACAATTTGTGTATCTGTAAGAACCTTATTCAATTCTCTTACATATTCTGAACCTTCTCTTAATTGTCTTAACGTACCATAAATAGCAGTTGTACCTAAAGCCCAAATTGCTACTTTTTTAATAGCATTATCTAAAAGGCTAATAAAACTCTCACCTTCTCTATCCATTAGTTTCATTTCAGAAGTAACTTCTGTTATTTTCGTTCTTAAATTATCTAATTCTAACCTGACTTGTTTGGCAGAAATTTCACCCTTTCCAAAACTTTGAATTGCTTCTTCATAAATCTTTGCCTGCTTTATAACATCAAAGTTTTCAAATGCGGGGGCTTTGGTTGCCTTTAATTTTCGGAGAGAATTTTCAAATAACTGAACCTGTCTATCAATCTCTTCTTGGTCAAATTTTATTGGTAATTTAACAGGTTTAACAACCTTTCTTATTTTGTCTAATTGCTTATTTACATCCGATATATCTAATTGCACTTTTGCAAGGATAGTATACTTATTTGTAGTAGCCATATATTTATCCTCTCTTTTTTATATAAATTTATTCAATTTTTATTCCAAACATCCCCTCTATTTCATTAATGGAATTATCTTTCAGATAATTGCTGGTAGTTGTTAAATCAGAATGATTTGCAAGTAATTTTAATTTCTCAATAGGAAATCCAGAAATACCTAATTTTTTACAAACATAATGGCTACCATCTGAATAATTTTGCAAAGCGGAATGTCGAATAGAATGAACATTAAAATTTGTAAATTCTCCATCTCTTTCTTTTAATATTTCTTTCATTTTTAAAAACCATCTATAAACATCATGTTCTCTCGCTGGTCTTTTAAATCTTGTTTGGGGTATAGGAACTGCCCACAAAGAATCTACATCATCCTTTCCTCTGGCAATTAACCATTTTTTAACTGCATCTTTTGTTCTGTCAAAATAAAGTAATGAAAAAACTTTTTTTCTTTTACCAACCACTTTATTTGTATTATTTCTTTCAAATGAAAATGAATCTTTTCTCACTTGTAATACTTCATTTCTTCTACCAGCACTATCATAAAGCATTGCTAAAAATGCACTTTCTTGATATTCCCCTCTTTCTTCCAATTTTTTCATAATATATGAAATATCTTCATCTTTCAGGAAATGTATTTCACGCCTTTTTTCTTTTGAATCCAAACTCTTCAATCTTCTAGCCACATTTGCTTCAAAATTTCCATAATCTTCTTGATTTTCTTCTGCAAAATATAATAATGACCTTACAACCGAAATAAAGCGATTATGCCTAGAATTTGAAACATTATTATTATAAGTAAGAAACAAAGAAAAATCTCTTAATTGTTTTTTATTTACATCTAAAACATAAATATTGTTTTCATATTTATATAAATAACATAAAAAAGCCCTTATATCTGCTTTATATTGGGTTATAGTACCATTAGATTTTTTTCTTTGCTTTAATTCAAGTAAGTAATCATTCATAATAGATTTATTTTTTTCATTTACTTTTTCCCAAATTTCCTTATCAAACATTTCATTATAAACATTTCTCATTTTATATCCCTGTCCTTAATAAATGTTAATCCAATTGCTATCGCATCACTTTCATCTAAATTGTTTATTTCTATTTCTGGAAATTTATTTTTTATAATCCGATAAACTTCTTCTTTTTTGGAATTACCTTTTCCCGTAATAATTTTTTTTATGGTAGAAGGACTATAAAAAATAAAATTATATTCTTTTATATTATAAAAAAGCATTCCCTGTAAACGATATAGCACTTCTGTTGAAGTATTATATCTATAAAATCCCGATTCAAAAACAATTATATCTGGATTTTTCTCAAAAATATAATTCTTTATTTTATCGGTCAGGTAAAACATTCTGCAAAATTGGTCTTTTTTTATTTTCTTTGTATCAATTGAAAATACATCACATAATTTTTTATTTTCAAAATATGATATTCCTGTATTACTTAAAGATAGGTCTATTCCTATTATCTTCATAGTATTTCCTTAAATGACAAAAAAAAAGGGATTGTTTTTTATAACAATCCCTTTTATCTTTTATTCTTCTTCTTTAATTCTCATTTTTTCTTTAGTAAGATTATCAAATACTGCTCTTTCAATCTCTTTATAGATAATCTCTGGGTCAATTTTGATACCCTGTTTTTCAAGTTGAAGTTTTATATAATCAAACGCATACTGCCTTTTATCAGTAATATAACCCGCAAGGTTAGCCTGTTCAGCCGATTTAACAGCCGAATCAGCAAGGAAGGAGATAATGTAGGCTAAATCAGGTCTTTCATTTTTTATCTTTGCTTCAAGTAAGCGAATCTGCTGAACAATATAGCCAGCAATCAAGGCTACCAACGGGGGTAATACAATTTCTAAAAATCTTTGTGCAAAGGCACTCCAAAATTCTAAATCCATTTTCTACTCCTTATTCTTTTTTGAATTTAAGTTTTCTTTTTCTAAAATACTTTTCGATATATTTCTCAAATCTACCAGAATCCAATTGAGAAACTGTTTCCTCATAATAATTACCCCATTCTCTTCTTGGAAACATATTACCTTGTTTTCCTTCCAAAATAATTTCTTCTAGTAATTCTCTAATATCTCTTAAAACCCAATAATAACTTCCATGAATAAAAGCATCTGGGTCGTGATTCATAAAATAAGGATATGAAAACAACATTAATTCATTGCTTAACAAATCGTTACTAACTTGTTCTATTTTAAAAGAACCCAATAAACCACCATTCTCACCTTGTCGTTCATAAACAACAGGAGTATAGTTTGCATAAATATTAATTTCTACATTTTTTTCATGTAAATCTTTTACATCTTTCATTGTATCCATTAAAGAACCTTTTAAATCTGCCATAAGCATAGAGATTAATGTGCTTTCATTATCTATCATAATTATTCCTCTCTATCTATCTTGTTTTTTCTTTTATCTTTTATGGTTTCTTTGTAATAACAATCCATACACTTATGATATTTGTTAGAAAAAACAATACCATCTTTTTCTTCTGAAATTTCAATTAAATAATAATTTTTAGACTTGCAATCAGGACAAACACGATTCAGTCGCTTAATGATTTTTTCCTTTTTCATATTTACTCATCTTTTAGCATTTTTTTATTTCTGGTTTTTTTCATATCATTAAATGGATATTTTTCATTTAATTCGCGAATACTGCTATTAAATTCTATTAGTAATTTTTCAAGTTTATCTTCATCTAATTGTGATAATTTCTCTAAAATTTTATTTATGTTTGCAAAAACAGCATTTAGATTAGATGAAATAGATAATTGTAATTTTTTTTCAAAATTAATAATTTGAACAATATTTTTTATATCATCTAATAATTTTTTATACTTTTCCCCAATTACTTCCAGTATCTTATTCCAGAATCCATTAGCAATAAACAGGTCTAAATCAAAATCTTCTGATTCAATATCTATATCAGTAATCTCATCTATAATTGCAAGTATCATAGCCTTTTCAGCAAGCAAGTATTTTCTATATATTTCATCTTCATTATCAAAAAATGTTGAAAGATAAACATTAATAATTTTGATTTCTTGCTCAAATGTAAAATAAGGCTGAATCTTAAAGGAAATTTCTCCAACATGCAAAGTTATAGGATTAACTAATTTTAATTCTATCTTTTTCTTTTCCATTTTATTGACCTATCATCTTAAGGATTAATTCATTTTTTATAAAACCAAGCAAATAATATAATATCATCAAAACAATAGATAAAATCCAGAAAAATTTAGATTTTAATACCCCCATAAGAATTTCAACCACATTAATCTTAACTGATTCATTAATATTTTGTATGTTTCCCTTTAAATCTTTTACATCTGTTTCTGTTTTTCTGGTACTTTCAGATATATTATTAACTTGTGTTTCTATTTTAAAAAAAGCCATTTGGAAATCATTCATCGTTTTTACAAGATTATCCATAACCAGAGTATTTTTATTGAATGCTTCTTCAAGTCTTGCTAGGACAAAACCATTTATGGACTGTTTTTTATCTAATTCATTTATTTTTATGTCCATCTTATCTAACCTTTCTTCAAGGTTATTTACCTTTTTTTGTAAAATATCCAATGTAGTTTGCTCCATTAAGACTCCTTTCTACACGGCTTTACTCTGGGGGGGTACTATTATTATAGTACCCCCTTCCCCTAACAAAAAAAATTATGCACCAACAATAACATTAACAGTGTCTGTCAGAGAACCAGTAGCAGGAGTATAGTAAGTAATCGTAATCAATGCGGTATCACCCTGATTTACGTCAGAAGAACTAGTTACAACACCACTACCATTAACTGTTATTGTAGTACAACCACTAGTTTTTACAAAAGTAGAAAGATTGGTAATATTTGCATTAGCATAAACACCACCACGAATACCGAGTACATTAATCTGCTGTGATTGAGGTCTTAATGCACGACTGAAAGTCAAGACACTGGGAATACCAGCAATAGCACTAACAGGAATACTGGTAGTAGTTGCAGGAATCCAAGAAGCCTTGAAATAATAATCTTTACCCGTCTGTGCATCCTTGCTGACCAAAGCAACACCACTCAACGATTGAGTAGACACCCCATTAGCACTCAAATTCAGAGTATAGTTACCAGCAATCTGATATGAAGGTACATCAATCTGCAAATAAGAAACAACAATGTTGTTACTATCTCTCACCTCTGCTGTCAAGATAAGTCTGACATTAGCGGGCGGAGTAGTCGCCTCAACCATTACTTCATCAGCATTTCCATTATAGGTATAGACAGCAGTTACCGATTGATTTCCACCACCAGAAACAGTAATCACACTCCCCGAAACAGGAGTAACCATTTGGGAAGTCCCATTATCTAAAAATACAGTAACATCCCCAATTGCGGTTTTAGACAAAGTACCCACATTCGAAGTCAAACTAACTCTCTCGGTTTCAACAATCTGAATAGTCTTATTGAGAATTGAAGTACCAGCATTCAAAGCCAATACAGTCCGACTAAAAGTGGCTTCTTCAATATTAAACTCTGCTAATCTGTCGTGAAAATAAGTATAAAGCAATGGATTATTAATCCCACCCCTAACCTCTGTTTTCTGCATCGAAAGAGTAATTGAAGAAGTGATATTTGTTTTACCTACTGCAATAGCCTCATTTGTATTCGGATTAAGCAAAACAGCATTTGCCACACTAACTAAAAATTCATTTGCCATTTTTATAAACTCCTTATTCTTTATTAAAATTAAACAAATCTTTTTGTTCACTAACAAAACTATCTTTCGGTATCAAAATATTTTCATACCTACCCGATAATTTTATATTTGATAAGTAATGCTTGATAATCTCTTTTCCACTTTCAGATTTTATTTGTCCACTAATTTCTAGTGGCTTTATTTGATTGTATTCAAATACAAGCATTGCTCTTTGAAGAAGTTTTTTAAATTGATATAAAGTCAATTTAGATATTTCTTCTATGGATAATTTTGTCAAACAAACTAATGTAAAAATTTCATCCTCTAATGTTATATCTTCATATTTTTTATTTGCTTCTACTAATATCTTTTCTAATTCTGGATTAAAAGACTCAATATATTCAACACTTAATCCATTTTGTAACAATATAATTTCCCTCATTATATCAAAATCATATTCACTTAATTCTATATCGTTGATTTTAATATTAATTGATAAATTTTTATTTTCATCTTGAATATAATCAAAGGAAACTTTTTTTGTTTTCAAAATATGACATAAAAGTTTTTTTAAATCACTTTCAATACTATCCCTTATTCCATAACGAATTACTAAAAGTAAATATTTCAGATAAGACATTTTAAGAACTTCTTTATCTGATATAATGTTTTTGGGATATTGAAAAACACCATAAAAAACATCTATCATTTCTATATCAGATATTTTTAAAGGATAAAATTTTATTTCTTTATAAATTTGTGGATAACCAAAAATGTCATTTTCTTTCTTATAAATTTTATCTAAAATGTTCATTTATTATCCTGAAATCCAGTTGCAGAAAATAAGTCCTTTCCCAATAAAAGGATTACTCCCTATTACTGTCATTTTGCATCTTGGATTTTTAGAAAAATCAAAGTATATTCTACCCAACCCTTCTGTTATCTCTGCCCCATTAAGAACTCTTATAATTTCTTCGGCAATCATATTATCTCTTTGTCTATAATTTGATAATTGATTTACTTGAAAATGAGGAAGTATTTCTACACCAATAGATATATTACCATAAACTGTATTAGAGGGAATCATCTCCACAATAGAAATTCGTAATTGGGTAGTCATTTCTACCCAACCATCACTCATTCCTGTTGTCATAAATACCCTAGCATCTTCTTGCTTCATCACACCATCATAAATCATCTTACCTTTTTCTATTTTAGAAAGATTAGGATATTTATTCTTATCCCAAGCATCGGGGGTATCATATTTCAATAATCTCCAAACATCCTCTGAATTATCTAAAAGATAAGAAACAACAGAATAGGGAATATTAGAAAATTCCTTGAAAGTATTATATGTTGTCATTATACTCCCTAAAATGATATTTTAATATCTTTTCAATTTCTTTTGTTCTCAAATCTAAATCTTCAAGTTTTTGAAGAATTACATCTAATCTATTATCGGGTTTTGGTAATTCTGGTTTTTGGGGTTGTGGTGGGGGTGGATTTTCAGGTGGGTTAGGAATAACAACATCTTTTTTACCTTTGTATATTGCACCCGTATCAGCAACCATTTGTTCAATTGTGCCATTATACATCATAACTACATATTTTTCCATATTAGATTCGGGTTGATATAAAGCAAAGTGCTTCATTGTAAGCCTTGTTCTCTTATCACTCCACAAAGGATTATCTTTAAAATTTGTATTTTTAGCAATTTCAAAAACATCTTTTAAGGAAGTCAATGTACCTTGTGTATTAGAATAAGACACCATCATATCTCCACGATTATTTAAGAAATTAATCATAGAAGGAAAATTTTTTACAAAACTTTCATAAGTGCTTATACCCAACACAAAAGGATTAAAATACTTTTCTCTAATCAATTGAATTGTTCTTTTATAAATATCTTCAATAACAAAACTAGTCCATGTATCCGTAGCCAATTGACTTACACTTGAATCACTAAATATAAAATTTACAAAACCAAGTGCTTTATATCGAAAATTATTCAACATAACTTTAAATATTGGATGATTTACACCAGCAAGTTTGGTGACATCATACATGGTATATTGATTTTCTAAAAACTTTGATACGGGCAAGGGAAGGCTAACACCTACCAATAATCCCATATTATATGCTTTATCTACCATATCTGCAAAAATTTTTGGATTGATTAAATCTGAAAAGAAATCTCTCGTGGAAGAGAAATTAGCAAGTTTTATTTCTATAAAATCAAAGTCTTTAAATTTTTCAATATTCTGAATATCTTTTTCACTAATTCTTATTCCTATTGCATTCATCTATTCCTCTACTTTCCACATCCATTCTGTATCTATTAGAAATTCTAAATCAAAATCTTTATTGTCTTTACTAATTATAATTGGTTGATAATCTATTTCAATTTCAAGATTAAGAGAATCTTGTAACTCTAAATTTGCTTTTTTTAATTCTTCTTCTTTTTGCAAATCATATTTATTGATAACTTCATTCTTAATTTCATTAAAAGATTTTATTTTTTCTTCAATATCAATATATAAATTTTTCAATTTAATTAAATCAATCATTTTTAAATTTAATTTTCTTATTTTTTCAGTATGTTTCAACATTGAAAAAATTTGTACATATTTGATTTTCATTTTTTCTCCGATTGTAATAATTTATCTTCCAAAATAAACTTTTGTATTATAATAATAATCATATAATTCGTTGCTATCACCGCTTCCACACATAAAAGCAGTTGCTACATTTTCCTGTAAGTAATATGTTCCTACCGCACCTGCATCCCGCAAGGTTTTGAAATTGACTGTGCTGTGCGATTCGTTGAACAATAAACCTGTTAGATTAGCCATTATTAACTCCCAGAAATAAAATATGCTTTTGTCATGTTATAGTAATTAAGCATCATTTCTTCGTTGTTTGAACCTGAAAACCAAGCCACAGGAATTATGCCGTCCAGATAATATGTACCGCCTGAACCCGCTCTACCTAGTTCAAAGTTACCCGCACCTGCTCGCATACCAGAAAAAGATGCTAATCCGTGATTATAGAAAGTACCATCTAAAAACAATTGAGCCAAGAAGTTGGTACTACTCGCCAGACCATAACGAATGCCTACACAATGCCATCCGCTTACTGAATTTACTTGTGTGAAAACACGGTAGGTGTTTCCAGTGTCAAATGCACCAAACTCGAAATAACCATTTGCTCCGCCAGAGTAATTGTACAATAAATTCCACATCATTGTTGTTGTACCTGCACGGCATATCCCATGAGACCGTGTAGGAGAGTCAAGCCTCACCCAAGCACAAAACGCAATCCAGTTGTTTACTTCCAGTCCTGCATTGAGTGTCCGATAAAAGTAATCAGTACTACCATTTAGAGAAATCTCATAAGACAAGTTACCAGAGGGCAGAAATGTTAAAAGTTCCTGTGTACCGCCAACTCCGGTCATTGGAATTGCATTAGGACTTATGTCTAGTACATCATAATAAGATTGGTTAACAAATCCACCATGAGTAAACCAACACGCTCGAATACCACCAAAAGTCAATGGCATCATAAAAGCCATATTACCTGTAATGTCAGTTGCACCACCACCAGCCTGACGAATTTGTAAGGTATCCCAGCGGTTGAACAAACTAATATGATTTGGAAAATTTATAGCAAGGTTGGTGGATATGAGTTGTAAAGCATAATTGGTTGTAGAAAGTGCACCATTGTTGGATAAACTCAACCCTCCACTTGTTATCTGTACCGAATTTCTAAATTCGGATTTCCCTTCTACCCATAAATTTCCATGAGGAAGTCCAGTAACATCAGAATTTCCGACTCGTAATCCGCTATTTAATCCAATTCTTCTTATAGATGATGTAACATAAGCATAAAACAAAGGATATGTGTTAACTTGGATATTAAAAGATGAAAAACCGCCACCGTCATACATGAAAATATGACCAAACTCATTACCTATATCATCAACCCAAGTTAGTTTGTTGGCTATGAGTAAGCCTTGTTTAATCTTTATTCCTTCAGAATCTATATAAACATTCCCCCCACCAGCATACAACTTTCCATCGCTTCCGAAGTATGCCTGCCTGACATTCGCATTGAGACCATACAAACCACTTCTATCAAGCCACAATCCAGTTCCGGCAGTTGAAGAAGTCGGCGGTGGGTTGCCGATTGCGATTGCACTATTTGTACCATTTAAAAGCAATTTATTTTGAATAATTGCACTTCCAGTAGTTGTTAATTGAATAACATTTTGATTTGTTGAACTATATAATACCAATCCATCGGTACTATTATATTCAATTCTGGCACTATTAAAAGAAGAACCAAACCAAAAATTACCGACACTGTTAAAGTTCCCACGCAAATTATTTCCGCTATAGAAAGAAATTCCACTAACTGGTGCAATTTCAATTCTGTTATTGGTCATACTATTTCCAATAATAACAGAACCCGTTGTAGTCCATCTTCCAAGTACACTTCCACTATTAAAAATAGTCATTCCAATATTTGAATCAATTTGAATATATGGTCTATTTGTGTTTGTAGAACCAATAATCACTGAGCCTGTTTTAGTCCACTGTCCCAAAATTTCCGCCGAACTAGCACCCCTTACAATCCTAAAACCATTTGTAGTATCCATTGAAAGCCATGTTTCACCATCATCGTACTTTCCAAAGGCTACCCCATAAGTTTCCGAACCATATCCATAAACATTTTGAAGATTACCAATTGCCCATAAAGGCTTTAAATCATTATAAGTATTAGAATTTCTCACATAACCTGTAATGCCACCGCCAATAACTTCACTTCCAGTAAAACGATTCAAGGAATGAATATCTATTAATGCTTTTTGAGTATTTACTAGACTATCCCCAGCCAACCAGTTATTAGCACCAGAACCGTCTAAATTCCTTGTAACAGTATAAACATAACTCCCAGATGTACCGCTAGAACCGCTAGTAATCCTCATCCATTCAACCTGATTATTTCCTTCCATGTAGATTGTATCACCGTTAAATAAATTATTATATTTTACAGTAATACTGCTACCAGAAGCAGATAAATCTTGGGTAAGAATATTAGAAGGTGCTACAAGTATTCTGCCACCTATTGTAGCAATTGTATTTTGAGCAACCAAAGTTTCTGCCCAAATTTCAGCAACATGAAGGGATAAATATTTTTTTGTAATATCCCCGATATTTGTAAAATAGTTTAAGTTTGGTAAAATTTCATCCGTATCAGTAACAATGTTTGCACAAGGGCTAATGATTACATTATTTAGCGTTTTAATGTTTAAATCCGATAAAGCGTTTACCCCTAAACTAGCATAATTATTAGCGTCATACAATATTTTAAATTGCAAATTAGGACTACCCGATACTTCAAGAGAATGAGTATCTGGCATTATTGGGCTATTAACACCCAACTGTCTTATTCTTATTTTCCCAGAAGTATCGGTTTTTAATATTTTAGAATTAACCTGCGGGTCAGAAGAAGCATCTATCTGATGTGTATGACTTCCGCTACTCGAATTAGTTGTATCAACTGTTAATGTGGCTGGGGTTACTAAATTTACAACACTCCCTGTTACACTAATACTATTTCCTTGACCTATATTAATTTGAGAAGCAGAGGAATTTACATACAATCCGCTTCCAGTTATTTCAATTAGGGGTAACTGCCTTTTATGTAATCGAATTGTAGCCATTTAACCTCCATTTACCATTTACCTGTAAGTAAAATTTCAATTTCTATAGATTGAAAAGGATTATCACATTTTATTTTTAATTTTTCATCTAAATATTTCTTTTTATTTTTCAATCTAAAATAATTTCCATTTATAACTTCAAATTCATAATTTTCACTTGGTATATTATTTATAATGCTAAAAGAGAATGTTTCAGATGTCTGAACACCATTTTCGTATAAATAAACACTATAAACTATTTCTTCGCCCTCATAAATCTTATCGGATGTAGGATTTACAACAATACTTTCATTTATTACCTGACTAGAACCAGAAATGACAGTTACTCTTTTATAAATATCTGTATTGACATTCCATCTTCCCACCAAGCAACCCGTACCCGTATTTGTAAGTAACAAAACATTGCTTCCACTAATTGTACCTATACTCGGATTAGTAAGGCTGAATGAAATATCATAATTTACTGGTACATTATTTTTGTAAACAATTCCAGTTAAAGAGAAACTATCCCCTACCCCACCAAGAATTATAGAAGGGCTGATAGAAATACTATACATTATTTTATAATAATCTGCCACTCCTAATTCTATATTATCAAATTCTTCATTGATAAAATTCTTTTCAAGATAAAATTTTAATAATGTTGAAGAATTATCATCACTTGTTTTTAAATTATTATAATTTATTAATCCACCACTTAAAATTTTATAACAAACCCGATTGTCTTTGTTCCCAAAAATAAAACGCTGATTTTCTTTTATCGTATTTGTTTTTTTATTTTTTTGAACAAAAATTGTAATTTTTCCAGTAGGCGTTTTTATGAGTCCCGTATCATCATTTCCTACCGTACTCAAATAGTCAATCACACAAGGTTCACTAAATACTTTTCCAGTATCATAATCTAACCATTTTAATACATTATTACATCTTCTTACCATCACAGAATTAATAGGAGTATTACTATAACTTCTATCTACAACAATCCAGATATTATCATCGAATTGAAATTTAGCACCAACTTTAGGTACATCCATTTCTGGTAAAAAATAGATTGTTCTAAAATCATTGTTTAATTTTTGACTAGTAGAAGGGTCAATAGATGTTGTAACACGGGTATCTATAAGATTATAAACAGAAGTACCCATAACCTCTTCATAACTAATTTTTCGATAGGTAGGTGAATTATAAAATTCAGATTTTATTACTTCACTTGTATAATTAAATTCCTTATCTTTATAATTGGTAAATTCAGAAGGGCTACCAGAAATAAAATATCTATACATATTTCCCATCTCCCTTCTTTATGGTTTATTAAAGTTTTCCCAATCCATATTTTTCAAAGTATAATCATTAATCAATTGAGATAATTCTTCTACTTTTATTTTATACAATTCCATTTTTTCTTTAAGATTAGCGGATTCGGCATATCTTTTGTAATCTCTATCTGTAATAGCAAGATTCATTTGTGTAATATCTTGAATAGTTTTATTTAACCAATACTTAATCATAAGTCTGGATAAAATAATTTTTTCTTCAAGACTCAATTCTTCCAAAAATGTTTGAGTATTTTTATCATAATCTAATGTATTTTTACAAAATGGTTTGAAATCAACAATCGCCTGTAATAACCAAGCCTCTAAATAAGTATTCAAAGCACTTGAACCAGATGTATTATAGATATTTCTCAACCTATAATCATCCTGTAAAGTCATAAACAAATCAAATATCTCGACTGCACTTGTAACCACAGTTATACTCCTAACATTTCATTTAATCTCTTTATATCTCTTGCCCTCTCTGCAATATCAATTCCAGTAATTTTTGTCATTTTTTCTACAAAATTCATATTAACATTGTCAGGATTATTAACAATTCTCTCAACAAGCAAAGTTATAATAACCTCTTTTTGAGAATCAGTAGCACTTTTATATAAACTTATACAAAGGTCTGGATTCATGCCCCTTACAATCTGTTCAATTTTTTCTTTATCTAAAATATGCTTGTAATATTCCTGCAAACCATGTTTTTTAATAACTGCATCATTGGCAATATAAAAATGTCCTTCTCTTAAAAATTCAGGATGACTTTCCATGATTTCAATTAAATCTGCATAGGGGATTCTTTTCATTTCACCAAATTCTCTAAAAGTATAGATTTTTCCTTTACCATATCCCTTTGTTGAAAGAGAAAGATTCCAAGCAGTTAAACTGATAACTTTTATATAAGCATCAGGGCGAATGTCAATCAAGTCTGAATCATTTTCACTATAAATAACTTCTTTTTCTTCTTTTGTACCCTTAATTTCATCAATCTCTTTTTTCAAAGAATTGATAATTTCAAGTAATTCATTAATCGTTTGATTGCTTTTAGTTTCATCTGAAACATTATTGTTCAATCCCATCTCTCTTGATGATTTTCTAGGCATCTCACATATTTCCTTTCGTTTAAATAATTTAGGAGTAGGGGAAAATATCCCCTACTCCATAAGATAAAATTTTTATTATTTTTACAGGTCAACTGCACCAGCAACAGCACTGGTCGCCACAGCCACACCCCAAGCCTTCATAAGGGTAGTAGTTTGCGAAAGAGTCGACAATTCAAAGTTACCAGTCGTATTAGCAATCGTAGAACCTTCAAGGCAAAGTTTCACAATCTTTTGTGAAGCGGGTGAAACAAGGTAGAGGCGATTATTCTTTACCAAACCAAAGAAGGGGTTTTGCCAATTAGCAACCTGCGGGATTTCAATTGCATCGTAACCAAAAGCCGTTCTCATATAGCCCAAGCGGACATATTCAGAATCCAGCATATAGCGGTAAGCAGTTCCAGCGGGCAGAACTTTATTCAAGGCAACATTCGTACCAATCACAACCGCCTTTGCACCGCCATTGAAAGCAGTAACACGCTGTGCAAGGTCAATAAATCCGTCTTGGGTGTAACCACTCAAGCGCAATCCACCAGAACCACTCACAGTCAAAGCACCCAGAGTCGCATCAAAGAGGGTGTACGCATCCAGAGCCATCTGTGATTCGAGTGAACGAACTGCTTTGGTAATAAATTCAGCCAAAGATTCTTTGCCAGCCAAAACACGATACAGAGAAACACCAACCGTAATCTGTCTAAATTCGGGAGTAACGGTAACAGTACCAGAAAACTGCTTGTACATTTCACCACGATTCTTTCCCATGCCCGCTTTTGAAACGGCAAACAAATCACGGGGTTTTACTTCAAACGCAAAGGAATCACCAAATCCACCAACTCTAACATCCGTGAACATACCAATCGAATTAATTACAGAATCGGGCAAAACCATATCCACAAGGGCATTGACCACAGCAAAAGTTTCATGGACAATTAGAGGATGATTGAACCACTGCTCAACGGGATAATCACCAGCATAAGGTACATTAGCCCGTCTTAAAATTTCTTTGCGAATTTCAGCATTCAAAATCTCTTCTTTTTCAGCAAACGAAATCCGATTACCTTCTTCATCAACCGTAGCAAAGTCGTACTGCTTGCTATTGTCAGTCAAAGACATATAATGATTCCAGTAATCAGGAAATAATTGTTTGTAAAGGCGGGTATTCCCCTTTGCAAAAGTTTCAACATTCAAAGGCATTTTCATTTTTATATTATCTCCTTCTCTTTTATAAATAAATAAATTTTAATTACTCACCGACTACCATCAGTTTGTAGGCAGTAACACGAGCGTTTTCAATTCCTCTACCAATCGAAATAAAAGTAGTTTCGACAAGTTTCAGAGAAAGACCAGCACCCTGTGAAGCA